ATCTGCGGCGGGGATGGAGGCGGGCTCAACCTCTCGGATGTCCCCGAGGTTCGGGCAATCGGGCCAGTGCCGCCTGTAGACCTTTTCGGCATAGTCGTCCACCTCCGAATGTGCCACAAACTCTACACCCAGCGGTTCCAGCCCCAACCTGAAGCCGCCGATGCCGGAGAACCAGTCGATTGCCCTCACACTTGAGACCCTGGTACGGCACAGGGTCGGACCACGACCTCGCCCCACCTCAAGCCGCGTCTGCACAGGTAAGACGAGAGATCATCGACTCCACGCGAGACTCTAGGTCCGCCGCCCCCTCTGGGTCGACATCTAGCTCCTCGCAGATGGACCTTGCGCGGGATACCAGCGACAAGACCTGGCGCCACTCGAAGGCCACCGCGGCAACTCGGTCTCCATGCGACTGGCGCTCGGTCGTTGGCCGATAGCCCCCGTCTAGCTCCATCTCCGAAGTCGTGATCGGTAGGTATTTCGGGGCGACCTTGCGGGACTTGCCGCGCTCGATTGGAACTCGCCGAATCAGCCGCCGGGCCTGCCCCACCCTGTACTGATTGCCGGCCTTCTTGTCGTCCCACTCGAAGCAGGCGTGCAGGGGCGCGCCCCTGGGCTTAGACTCATCCACGACCGCCTGAGCGTCGAGCGCCCCGCGCTTCAGATAGATTCCGTCGAGGGCCGCGCCGATCTCTGACAGCTTCATTTAGCCACCTCGAGCTCGCGCTCACCAGCCGCGCCGTGGAACCACGAGTAGAGATCCTCGCTGTCCTGGTCGTAAAAGGCTGGGTCTGCGATAGCCTCATCCTGCTCGGCGGCGCCCATCTTGACGATCCTGCGGAGCTTCGCGTCAGTCTCGGGGACGAGAGAGAACCGGCCGAAAGACAATGCGCCCTTCTCTGGTCTACCGTCACCGATGCCGCAGAAGACGCCGGCCGCGTTTACCAGATTGCCGAGGACCGTGTCGCTCAACATCGGCTTGACATAGTCAACGGAGAACCCGCACGCCCACTCCTTGATGATCGCCCGAGTCCTGACGTCTGGTGTGCGACCGATGCCGGACTGTCGTACGACAGCCATGTAGACCTCCGGGGTTCCGTAAACATCGACCTTCTCCCCCGGTATGTAACACAGGCGCCCAACCTGGGCTTTGGACGCGCCGTCGAGATCAAGCGCTGCGGTGCGGATTGAGTTTTTCAGGGCGGTGGAAGGCACGCAGATTCGCGTCCCCTTGTGGTCCCTGGGACGCAGGCACATGGACGAGCGGAACTCCGCGATGGGGTCGTGCTTGAGCGTGCTCCTACTCACGCCCCGGGGTTTCGGGAGGAGCAGCTCCTGGCGAGCCTTCTCGGGTAGACGGTTCAGAACGAGCGGACTCTCGCCCACGATCCAGAATTGAACCTGGCCCATCTTGATAGGTTTGATCTCGATCGCTTCCGGTGCTGACTGTTTACTCTTTGCCATAAACCCTCCTCGGTTTCGATTGTTTTACGTTCCGCTTTTACGTTCCGCTCCGCTCCTGCCTCGCCGTGCCAATCCTTCCGGGCCATGCCGGGCCTCGCCTGCCAAGCCATGCCCCTCGGTCCTGTCCGGGCCACGCCCCGCCGTGCTCGCCACGCCACGCCTAGCCAATTTCACTCGGCGCCCTCGGGTCGCGGAACGCCAGTGATGACTGTGTACTTGATGTCCCCCTCGTGCTCGACCCGGTCGACAAAGAGCCGTAGCCGCTTGCCCAGCAGCTCGAGCGCCCGGATCCGGTCGGGGAGTTTGAGCTCGCGGGTCTGGCCGATCACGACGCCCTTGCCGTCGGTGGTCTCCTGGGTCTTCAAGCCCGAGACGAGCTCGCGGGCGTGGGTCGGCCAGTCCTTGATCGACTTCAGCGCCCCGTCATCCTCGAACACATCGGCGATGTCGAACGCAGCGGCCTTCATCAGCCGGCCGATGACGAACTCGGCGTCCAACTCAAGCTTCTTCTGCTGGGTCTTCATCGCCTGGGCGATCGCAGCCTGAATGTGAGGTTTTGTCAGGTTCTCGGCGCCGATAGACCGGGCCGTCCGAGGGCTGTAGCCGGCGTCCTTCGCCGCCTGGGTCGCGTTGAGCGTGGCCAGGTAGCGCTGGGCGAATGCGGCCTGCTTTGGTGTCAGTTTCACGACTTCATCCCCGCAGCGTCTCCCGGGCGAGGTCGGCGATCTCCTGCTCGAGCCAGCGCTCCTCGGCGCCAGTCGGGCCGGAGTCGAATACCTCGTCCTCGTCGCCTCGAGCCGGCCGGGACTCACTGGTCCGCCGGCGCGTCGCGAAGAATCCCTCGTGCTCGGGGTGGACCTCCATCCAGAGGCGGGCGTAGAACGGGCTGTAGTGGTCGTTGATCTTGACCAGGCTATCCCCGTTGATGGAGTCGATCTCGAAGCGCAGGACCGAGATAATCGTCCTGGCGCTGTAGAACTCGCGCACCTTGGCCATTGCTAGCGCGTTCTGGTCGAACCGGCGCCAGACGTGCAGGTTAGTCAGGTGGTAGCGCTTCCACTGGCGGTACAGTTGCCGGGCTCGAGACTCTCGGAATTTCAGCAGGCCCTGGCTCACTTCAGCACCTCCTCGATGAATTTCCAGTCTCTCGGGCGCCAGACGTAGGCGGCGAGGCGAGCCTTCGGCGGCCGGAGCGGAGGGCGGTCGCCCTTGCTCGCAGACCAGTGTGGGTGGATCGCGTCGAGCCACCCCCGCTGCTGCGCCGAGGGGTACCTATCGTCGGTCTTGAACTCGACGACCAGCACGACCCCGTCCCGGGCGAAGGCGTTGTCGGGGAAGCCTGGGTTGCCCGTGACCGGGGAGTACCAGCTCCCGTCCTTCTTGAGCGCCGCCCGGACGTGGTGGACCCTCCAACCACGGAGCTGGGCGAGCTCCTCCACAGCCTCGCGGAAGGCGTCCTCGGGCCCTGGGCCCTTCCGGCTCACACGCACACCTGTTGGCTGCTGGCTCCGCAAGACGGACAGCAAAGGGCCTTGAGCGCCGCGATCGTCACCTGGAGCGGGCACTCGATGGGCAAATCGACCCTGACCTCGCTGGAGCAGCCCTTGCAGTACACGTCGACCGTCTGGATCTTCACGCCGACGCCGCCACCGGCCAGCGGACCAGGACCAGGTGCTCCATGGCCTGCCGAGTGGCCGTCCTGCAGAGCTCCCTGAGCGGCTGCTCACCTTGGGCGCCGACGGGCACGCGCCAGGCGCGAGGCGTCAACGAAGCGCCCGTGGGCGCCACCTCGGAGGCGTACTGCTCGATCAGCGAGTCGGTCCAGCCCCGAGGGACGCAGACGATCAGCACCTGGTCGCCCTGGCTGACCACCCCAGGCCGTCCGGCGTCGTAGCATTCTCTCGCCTCGGACATCGTTCCTCCTCGTTTGAGCCGTCGTCGCTCCCGCTCGTACTCACTGTGACAGCCCTTGCACCAGCGCCCACCGGGGCGCCGCCTCATCAGACGGCAACGGGAACACGGTTTCACCATGCGTGGAACAGTACCACATCGGCATGGAACCACGGAAGTGCCGCGGCCACGTCGCCCCCTCTATTCAAGGTTCAGCAGGGCGTGTACTGAAACTCCGGATCCGGACTCAGAGAGGCCCCAGAGAGGGGACCAGTAGTAGTAGGCGTTGTGGAAATTGCGGATAAGTTGTGGAAGTCGTTGAAGCTGAGCATCTTGCGTCCCATTCATAATGTGGAAATCGTTGTGGACGGACTGCGGAAATCGGAAAAGGGCCGAGGGTGCGGCCCCCGGCCCCGGTCCAGCACTTGGTCTCCGGTCTCCGTTTGAATGCCCCGGGCCGCACCCGGGGCGGTTAACTTATGCCAGCACCTCCACCCCGCTCGGGGTCCAGCCCGCCGGGATCCCGACCCGCCCGGGGTCCAGGTTGCCGGCGTCACAGAGCAGATTGACGGCCCGTAGAAACTGATCCATCGCTCCGAGGCATTCGGCCTCGAGGTTGGGGTAGCGGGCCGCCTCCAGCTGGTGGTAGTTGGTCACCTTGTAGCGCCGTAGGGCAGCCGCGAGCTCCTCGGCCGGCGGGTTGTCCCGCCAGTCGTCGAACCGCTTGAGCCACGCCGCGAACGCCTTGCGCGGAGTCTCCATAGGCTTCATCTCGTAGACGTGCCAGCGGAAGACGTCCGCTCCGGTCAGCCACAGGTAGAACCGCCACTGCCAGGAGGCGAGCAGACGCTCGGCGTCGAAGTGACTGGTTGTCTTGTGGTCCTCGACGGTGCTTCCATCGATGCGGTCGACCTTGCCGACCAGGGTGATCTCGCTGCCGATCTCGGTGTCGAGAAGCGAGCTGTCGATCCTACGCTCGATCTTGAGCTCGGTCTGGTACGGCGACACCGACTCGATCTGGATCTCGACGCCGTTGAAGTCGAAGGTGAACCCACGGGAATCTATTGAGTCGGTCGTGGTGTAGTCCGCGCCCTCGCACAGGCTTGAAAGGTGCGCGAGGGCCTCGTGAAACGCGATCCCGCGGAGCATCGCCTCGGTCTGCGGCTGGCGGTGCGTGAGTTTGCCCTGGAGTTCATAGAGGGTGGCTTCCTCCCAGGACAGCCACCAGTCGATCGTTGTGATGGACAGTCGGGCCTTCAAAACTCCATCTCCTCTCGGTCGCCGGACGCGGGGGCCTTCCCGGACGCAGCCACGTTCTCTAGGCGCTGTTGCTGGGCCTCCTTCCTGGGGTTCCGCTTCGGCTTGGGCTTGGCCTTCGGATCCGGCAGGGACGTGTCTGCCGGCTCGGCCGGCGGTTCCGGCAGATTCCCCGCCCGGGGACTCTCGCACACCTCTGCGGCGGTGGATGTCTTTGCTGCCACCGCAGGCGTGTGCTTCTCGGCCCCCTCGATGACCGCGGGCTCAGGCTTCACGAAGCACTTCTGCTCCTGGTCGACGACCAAGTTGAGCTCCTTGGCTCGCCTTGCGACGATCGCCCGCATGACGCTGTCGCCGTTCGCGGCCTTCATTAGATCGGTCAGCTCGGCCGGCTCCTCGGTCGCCGTGACCATGTCGGCGAAGTCGTCGCGCTCGGCCTGGAGTTTGCGCTGGTCCTCAGTCATCTCGTTCAGTTTGGCCTTAGCACCGCGAATCAGGCCTCCGAGCCAACGCTTGTCGTCGAGGGTGTCGAGCACAGGAACGTCGAGCAGGCCCAGACCCACGGGGTCCTTACCGAACGACGTTTCGCCGGGGCGGAAGTCGAGGAGTCGCTTGCCGGCAACACCGACAGTGAGTTTGCCCATCAGGTCGGACACCTTGTACACCTCCTGCCGTGTACCGCCGATACAGTCAAGCCGCTCGATGGTACGGTCGCCCTTCTGCTGCTCGTCCATGTGGCAGCAGAATACGAGGTCGCAGCCAGAAGACTTGACCTGACCGACCCAGCGGGCGAACACGGACTTGAGCGCGCCGTAGCCCTGGAGCGCGAGGTCTCCTGTTGACCGGGCCAGTTTCGGGTCCTTCTCGATCAGGTGGACCGCGAGCATCTCGAGAGCGCGCCCGATGGTGTCAAGCACTACCGTGTCGTACGGCCCGAGCTCGTCGGCGGTGAGTTGGACGTCGGCCCACCGCGTGGGGCGCACGGTGTCGCCCAGGGTGCGGAACGCGGATCGGTGCGAGCCCTGGTCGAAGTCGAACACGAGGGCCCTATCGGCGGTGTAGCCGATCGTAGTCCGGCCGGAGCCGGGCTGAGCGTAGATCGCGACGACCAGTTGGTCGACCGTGATGGGGTCTGTGGGGCTGATGATCTTTAGAGCCATGGTTTCTCCTCGGGAATGGGTTAAGAGAACAGACCCTCCTGTGAGAGCTCCTTGTCGACGCGCCTTTCCAGGGCGAGAGACTCGCGAAGCGCGTCGCCTAACTGCCGCTGGCTACCGCTGCGGCTGAACTTGAAGTACCTGTCCTGAGCCTCGCGCATCTCTTTGACGAGCTGGCGGAAATCGGCGTCGGTCATGATGCCTCCTTCTGGTTCTCGATCAGGCGCAGTGCGCTATCGAGGACTTGCAGTTTCCAACGCCGGACACGGTCGCACCGTTGACCGGAGAACCACCTCGAGATCGTCGAATGGTTCATCCCGGACACGCGCGCCAACTCCCGCTGGGAGCTTCCAGCCTCTTTGAGCCTTGCGGCCACAGCCTTGACCTCGGCTCGGGTTGCGTATGTTGCCATTAGGGAACACCTCCTTTCACCCTGGAGTATAACGCGCCTGTTGGCAGTGTCAACCACTGCTTGATATTGAGGTGTTGACAGCGCCAACGGGGTGCGCTACGATCTGGGGCACAAGCAGAGACGCACGGAGGAACACAATGAGCTACACGATCGAAGTCATCGACCAACAGACGAACGAGTTTTTGGGCTATCTCGAATCGCCCTACGACGGCGAGCGGCTGGAACTTTCCGGCGACCGTCAGCCCTACGGTTACGACCAAGCCGAGCTCGACAGGATCGAAGACGCCGTCCACTGTCGGAATTGCTCGATGCCCGTTCTGGACGGCAGCGTCGGCCACGGGATGACCCGCCCGTGGAAACTGAACATCTTGGCTGGCTGGACGCCGAGCAAAGGCGGTGCGTGATGGGGAAAACCACTACACCAAACCTACTCGATTTCGGATGCGCCGTCGCACACTGGCACGACGCACTGTTTTCGCGACCCCTGGACACATCCGGGGAACAGGTAGACGAGTGGGGAGAAGTGACGGCCCCGGAATCTCAGGCTTTCCTAGACGCTGCGAACGCCGCGCTTGGAACTTCGTTTACGTTCGACCAATTCGCCGGAAGGTAGATGGAGGAGTTGAACCGATGATCTTCAAAGCCAGTTACAAGGTCACGTTCAAGAACGGGCGCGACTGGAAGACCACCGTCCACGACCTCGACGAGAAGGACGCCTTGGCCGCCGGCCGAGCCGGCAAGCGCAAACTACGGAGTGTGCTCGGTGTCAGCGTCAAGAGAATCCGCTGCGGCCGCGTTTGCCGCGATCTCAAGAGGGGGTCGTGAAGCGACTATTCCCGCCCCCGGAGGTTAGCCCGGGACAGCTTCCTCCACCACGAACTGGAACGCACAGGTACCGCTAACGACCGCCGTTGCGCTGCCACGGACGTAAGGCAGCGGACCATGGAAAGCAAGATGGGACACGCCGTCGGAACTCACCGTAGTATTGATCACCTGTCCGTCGGTACGCATTGCGACCGCAAAGTTCACGCCGTCGACACTCGTTTCGACCCTCTCTCTCGGTCGGCCCCTAAAGGCTTGATGCCGCCGTCGACCCCAGCAAGTCGCACCACCTCACGTACGACCGCCCCCGATGGGCCGGTAGGTCCGGCCAGGCGGCGACACACGCCTCTACGGGCCCGCAGATCGACAGGACTCCGGCAGCCAACTCCTCGCCAGTGATCCGCTTGTCGACCTGTAACCGGCCCACCAGGCCGTCCTCGCCGCAGTCGGCGACCGTGGCAGGGCGCAGACCCTCCTCGACGCAGGTCGCCACCACGTCGCACAGGTTAGCCACCATGCCGTCGATGGCGTCGGACCTGACCGTCCCCCGGTGCGCCCAGCAGCCCGCGGTCAGCAGGAGCAACAGGACCACCGGGCCGGCAGCTCGAGCTCGCGTGAGTAGGCTGACCAGGGCGCCCAGGACCCGGCTCCCGATCCCAAGGGCGCGATGGCGGCTCATCCCCCGGATCTCGACGAGCTCGCGCTCGAGGATGACCGGGATCTCCGCCCGTAAGGCGTCGGCGTGCTCGAGGTCACCGGCGGCGATCGCCGCCTCGGCGTCGGCCAGCATGGCGGTCAGTGCCGCCCGGGCCTGGTCCTTCGAGGCGCCGAGCTCCTCGAGGATATCCGCTCCCTCGCGCTCGAGATCGTCTCGCAGCGCCGTCAAGTCGATGTTACTCATGGGACCTCCGTTGTTTCCGCCGGGACGATTTCGGCGTAGGGGTTGATGCCGGCTTCGACGTCGACGACCCTGCTCAGCGCCACGAAGCGCATCTCGGCCTGCTTCACGTCCGCGCGCAGGCCGACGAGCTCGCTGTGGACGTTCTTGGTGTGCCAGGCGACCAGGCTGCCGATCGCGCCACAGACGGCGAGCAGCGCTGCGATCACCACCAGCAGCAGCTTCTTCAGTAGCTCCTCGTTCACTGGGTGTCCTCGCGGACCTTCCGTAGGACGCTGAGCGCGGAGTCGTAGTGCTGCTCCTCGATGAGCTTCACGGCCTGGTCGACGCCGGCCCTGTACAGCACCACGCGCTGTCGGTCGGACAGGCCCTTGGTGTCGCCCGCCGCAAGCAACCAGAGCTCCGGCAATACGGCGAACACCACAAGCAAGGCCAGGGCGAGCGCCCAGCCGAGCCGCCTCATTCCCCGGGCCCCGGTCCCGTCGCGCTCGTGCCGGCGACCGCCAGGGCAAACAGGCTGATCCCCTGCACGATCACCTTGGCAACCTCCCAGGCGTTGGTCGGCGGCGGGCGGTCGAAGATGACCAGCAGCGACGCAGCGCCGCCACCGATAGCGAGCATGTAGTCGAGCTTGTTCCAGTCTCTCATGGCTTCTCCGTTGGCCCGCGGCCATCATGCGCCAACGGGCAATTCTTCCAGGCGTCGCCAATCATTGTAGCGATCGAACCTCGCAGCAGTCGAAACTCCTCTGTCAGCATCAACTCTAACCTGTCGATCCGTTTGTGCGCCCCCTCTGAACTGTTGGTCAACGTCCCGAGCTTCAGGCCGAGGTAGACCAGCGCCGGTCCCACTAGGGCAAGGGTCGCGACCACGACCCCGATCAACGCGATGATGGTCCCATCAGACATGAAGGTCCCCCAGCGTTTTGCCCGGCCGCTGCCAGTGGACGTACTCGATTAGAGAGCCGGTCCACCGTCCGGCCCACTCGATCTCGAGGGCCTCGGCGACCTGGACCATCACCCGCCAGCGGGGGTCGAGCAGCTCGAGGTCGCCCGACTCGCGGAAGGGCCGCTCGTCCTCCTTGCGGTAGAACGGGGTCCAGTCGAGCTTGTACCGGAGGGGTACGCCGCTGCGCTCGTCGAGGATCTCCTGGGGCACAGCGTCGAACGCCTCCGACGCCGGCTTCTTTCCGGCGACTACGGTGTTATGCTTCGAGTCCCCGGGCTTCGCGTTGGTCACAACACGCCCGCCGGGGGTCCGCCGACCCGTATCGTCCCGCCCCTGCTGCCAGAGCTCGAGTTGCCGCTCTGGGCTGCGCCAGGTGCAGTAGACGTAGATCGGGACGCCCTTCGCGTTGCACCTCCGCAGCATCTCCGCGGCCACCGGGGCGAACGCGGGGTGTAGGTCGCGCATGTCGCGGCTGTCCTTCACCGCAGCCACCGGGAGATCCAGTCGTACAGCGCGGCGACGACAACCAGGCCGACGAAGCACCCGAAGCTGACCAGGAGCTCGCGCATCATGCCGGCGGCCCAGGGAAGCCGCCCGAGATCGTAAAGGCGATGGGCGCGACGAGGGGCGACACGTACAGAAAGCCTGGCGCGATACCTGCGGCGTTCACGTCGTCGGCCTGCCAGACCAGAACCTCGACCGCGGGCCTGGATGGGATCTTGACGGTATGGCAGTCGACCACGATCGTGTCGATGTCTGCCACCCAGACGCCGTCCAGGCGCACGCGAGCTCCGACGTTGAAGTTGGACCCGATGATGGTATGGATTCCGGTCTCGTCCCAGGTTACGTCGCTGATGACCGGGACGGCCCACCACCTCCCGACGATCGGGACGCCGTCCCCGTCTGTAGGCCAGCTGGAGGTTTCGCTGGCCCCGACTGACTTGATCGAGACGTGCATCTCCGTACAGTCGGGCACGGGATCGACGACGTGGGCGCAGGTCGACCCAGGGCACGGCACCACGGCGTCGCAAGGACTGCTGTCGTCCAGCGTGCCAACGCCGTAGCACACGCGGTACTCTACTAGCCGAGGGTCCTCCACGGCGGACCAGCCGACCGATATCGTGCCCGCCAGGGCCTCCGGGCTGGCGGCGAGCGCCAGCAGCAGAACGAGACGGCGCCTCATTGACCGCCCCGCCTTCGGGTCACGAGTAGGCACCGAGCGAGTTGCTTCAGGAGTATCGTGGTCGTAGTGCGGAGCTGGGCCATGTTCAGCGCCGAGTCGAGCACGTCGTCGACGTGCTGGTTGACGTCAGCCATCCGGCGGGCGCCGCAGAACGGGTTGTTGCCCCCTCCGACGTCAACCTCCTCGTCCTGCTCGGACTCCTCGGCCGCGAGCTCGGCAGAGGCCGCAGCCATCGCGGCGGCGTGGGCCTGGATGCTCGAGAGCAGGCCGGCCGCGGTGAGCAGGGTGTCGGGGTCGACCGAGATCGGATCGCCCGTCGTGATGTACTCGAAGCACATCGCCAGCGCCCCGGTCAGCTCGTCGTAGGACGTCGGCCGGTGGTTCTCGCAGATCGCGGCGTGACCCGTACAGTTGCCGGCCTGGTCGAGCGGGACGCAGAGCATGTTATGCGCGTGGGCGCAGACCGCCTTCCGCTCCGGTTGCGTCCACGAGCTCGCGTCGATCGTGATGCACGGATCAGCCACCGCGTGGCCAGGACAGGCGAGCGAAGCGAGAATCGCCAGCAGGATGCAGAGCCTAGTCCCCATATACCCTCCTCTGGATCGGGTCGATGGCCCGTCCGACGACCGTCCAGCGAGCCCGGCTTGACGCCGGCGTGAAGGTCGGCACGATCTTGAGCGCCAAATTGTGTTTGAAGTGCTGGTCGATGTCGTAATCCGCCGGCGTCCAGTCCTCATCGAACGTCGCCGAGGCGCCGGTCAGAGTGAGACTGTGCCCGGTGTCTGCCGGGGCCCCGAAGCCGAAGCGCTTCTGTAGGTCGGCGTTCCAGGACTTCGACGCCCCGGGGGCGACGTTGAGATCCATGAGCAGGCCCGTGATCTCGAAGTGCTGCATCCCGCCGAAGCCCGTCACGCCAGTCCGCGTATTATTCAGGAACGAGGAGGACTTCGAACAGTCGCCCCCAGGGAACAGGTAGTAGTCGGTCGCCGCGGTGTCCAGCGCCGTCCTGGTCGAGCAGGGCATGATGAAGTGCCCGCGCTTGGAGTGGACGAAGTTGGCGCTGAATGAGGCGTGAATCCCCGCCGTCGCGTCCAACGTGCCGGCGTCGACCGTGGCCTTCATAGCGATGAGGTCGCCATGCACCAGGTCGACCTCGTCGGAACTGTTCGTGCAGCTCAGGTCGCTCTCCTTCGTCCCGACGATCGAGCAGTCCAGATCAGTCGCCCCGCCGTTCTGGTAGACGGTCCAGGTGAGTGTGTCGCCAGAGCCGGCGGCATCGCTCTCGAGCAAGACGCGGAGGTCCCGCAGCCGGCCCCCGAAGGGGAAGACAATCTGGTTCGCGCTCTCGCTGGACGACGTTACGTTCGCCTGCCCGCCGAAGCTGTACCAGCCGTTCGAGTCGATGGTCAGGTCACCGTCGTTGTTGCCTCCGCAGAGGATCTGCGTCCCGAGCTGGTCCATCTGCAGGGCCAGGCTGCCGCGCATCGACTTGGCCCCGCAGGTCCCGGCGGTACACACACCCTTTATAGTGAGCTTGTCCCCCGCGGCGAAGGTGATGTCATCGGCGTCGGTGTTACCGCACGCCTCGCCCGATCCCGGGCAGGTGCAGAGGTTGTCGACGAAGCCGGACATGGTGCAGAACATCGAGGTATCGGCGAAGCCGGCGCCGCTATCGTGCCGGACGGTCACCGTGAACGTCGCGCCGCCACCCGCGCCCCCCGTGCGGTACACCGCCAGGCGCTTGACCGTCCCGCTCGAGGTCATCTCGCAGACGGCGTCGTCCTCGTCGGTCGGGCTGCCCAGGGGACCAAGGATCGGGGTGTAGTCGGTCCCCGTCCCCCCGGTCGTGTCGGTCTGGAAGACGAAGAATATCTCCTCGTCGGAGACGGTCGGCTGGCCCAGAGCCGGAAGGCCGCCGAGCAGAAGCAGAGCCATCAGGAGTCGTCGCATCAATCCTCCGAATACTTCCAGCACAGGATATACGTATCGGTCTCCGGGGAGACCACGGGGCTCGCAGCCACGTCAAACCGGACGATGTCTAGGGCATCAACCGTCGCGCCAGCGCCGGAGAGCGCGACCTCGGCCGCCGCTGTGGCCATATCCTCGCAGGTGATCGTCCCGGTGACGGCGTCGACGGTCGACGCGGTGCCGACCTGGCGCGTCTCGAGGGTGATGTCGGCCTCTGTGGTGCAGGTCCCCTCGCACTGGCACCAGGCGGTCGCGAGGGTGACGGCCGAGTGGTAGGAGAAGATCGGCCGGTCGGTGTCAGCCGCGGCGAGGTTCTCGATCGTGCGGCACTTGGTCACGCTCCCACCGATAGACGCTGAATCCAACTCGAAGCGCGCGTTGATCTCGTCATAGCAGAACGTGTGGTCGTCGGTGGCCCTGTCGAATGTGATGCAGATGTCCGCGTCGACCTGCTGTCCTAGCGCCAGGTCCCCCGATATCGCGACGTCCCCATCCTGCTCGACGCTCAGACCCGACGTGTCGCCGTCGTTCCTGACGTGGAACGTACCCACCGAGTCGGTGTCGAGGAACACGTCGTCCGATGCAGACGTTGCGCCGCCGTTGCTGAAATGCAAGGTAGGGGAGGACTCCTCGGATGTCGGCTCCGCGTTGTCGATCACCAGGCCCGACGAGGGGTTACCGAAAATCGTATACAAGCCGGCGGTGGCATCGTCGAGGACATTGATCTCGAACAGCACTTGATTGCCGTCCCCGTAGTGGCGCCAGACGGCGTCCACCCCGTCCCAGTCGATGCCCATCTTCAAGCGGTAGGTCGTAGGGTCGCCTCCCGTTCTGAACTGAATCCGGGGCGAGCCGGACAGGATGGGGTTGATGTTCCGCAGCTCCAGAGCGTGGAAGTTGGGCTGGCTCTGGTTAATCATAATCTGCGGCTCTGCCCCGTTCGCCTTGTTTATAATCACGGTGCCTTCGTGGGTGATGTCACCCGTCTGGGTCATCGACCAGTAGACGTTCGCGTCATCGCCGATCAGATCGTAGGTTCCCGTCGAACTCGACTCGACCTCCCACTGCTTGTCGTCCGAGTCCGCGTTCGACAGCGTCAGCGACGGGCTCGCGGCGGCCGATGTAGCTGTATTGTCGAGGAGCACCGTGGACGCCGCGTCGCCCTGGACCGTCATTATGCCGGTCGCGTCGTCGAAGGTCAGGCTGGCCGCAGTTCCGAGCGATGAGCCCCCGTCGTTAAAGATCACCTCGGTGTCGTTCCCTGGGACCAGGAACGCTCCGGAGACCATTACCCACAGGGTCGAGCCATCGCAGGCCCAGAGTTCGCCGGCGTTCGCGACGTCGGCATAGGTCACCGCGTAGATGATCGACTTAGAGAACCCAGTGCAGCTCGTCGCGGCAGTAGGCGCACTGTCGATAGCGATCACCGGAGCGATCCGCACCTGGGCGACCGCCGGCGCGACGACCAGGAGCAGGGCGGCCAGAAGGAACCGGATCAGGACGTGGTGCCTTGTGGGATCCATTCATAGACTCCAGTGCTTGAGGTTTCAGCGCACGAGTATTCCCGGGTCTCACTGTTCGTGGTGGCCCCGCGGACGTGGATCTTACGCTGGGTCCAGAAGGCCGACGCCGGCGGGAGGGAGGTGAGCAGGGGAATGCCGCCTCCAGACCCGGTCAGGATCGCGAGCGTCCCGTTGGACTGTTGGACCGCCATCATCAGGAAGTCGAGCGCGTCCTCGACGCTGCGTGGCCGGAAGTTGCCCTGGTTGCGGAAGTCGTAGAGCTGCTTGTACGGCACCTGGCGCTCGATGATGGAATTCTCTCCGGACGTCGGGGCGACGGTGTAGTTGACCGTTCCGCCGGTGCGGACCCCGACACCAGTCACCGTGTAGTCGACGTCGAGGACCTGGACGGTGTCGACCAGGGTCGCGTTTGTCCGCTTGACGACGTATAGGTGCTCCTTGGCGAGGACACGGAAGGCGAAGTTGAACGCCGTCTCGATGCCGTCGCCCGCTTCCTCGACTAGGCGGGTGTCGTTCTCGACCATCAGTTGCGCCTCGCCACGGGCTCGTCCCCGGATTCTTTCCGCTCCTCGGGGGAGCGGCGGTACAGCAGGTGACGTATGAACTCGAGCACGTCTGCAGGCTCCTGGCCGTTGATGAACACGTCCCACAGGTATCCGCCGGTGATCTCGAACTGGCTCGACGGCAGGCCCATGGTATAGCCCATCGCGCGGGCCGCGGCGACGGCGGCCTTGTCCTCGTCGAAGTCCTCGGGCCCGAACAGGTCGACGGCCTCCTCGGCCAGGACCGCACCGGCCCGCACCGTTTCCTCGAGCACCGTCGAGAGGGCGCCAAAGCGAGCCGACCGGCGCTCGCCGCGGATATGGCCCTCGACCAGGCTCGAAGCGTCGCGGAGGACCGGGATGGTCAGCATGGGATACTGGAGCGTTTTGGTGATGAACCACTCGACCCACCCCTCGTCGTCCTCGGCGTCCGGGCCGCGGTTGGCCAGGAGCTCGGCGACGGTGGCCGGCACGATCCAGAAGGCCAGCATGCGGCCCAGATACCACGGGAGACCCCGGGCGACAGCCCCCTCCTCCTTGTGGCGGGCCGTGCGGATGTCGAATCCCAGGGCCCGGAACCTCATATAGGCCGTCGAGAACCAGCCATAGAACATCGTCAGGGCCTTCAGGAGCTCGCTCGAGCTGGCCTGGATGTTCGCGATGTCCTTCTCCCCGCCGGCGGACAGGGTGGTCCGGACCGTCCGGTCAGCGTGAGCGATCGCCTGCTTCTCGGTGAGGCCCAGACCGTGCTCGCCCTCGGCCGCCATGGCGTGCCGGTACGCAGCGATCCAGGCCGGATAGGCCGAGATCATGTCTGTCGCTGCGATCACCCCGAATCCCAGCTTCTGCGCTTCTTTGATGAACTTCTGCCGGCCGGTCATGCCCCGGATCGACCCCTGCCGCTGCAGAGCCTCTCGGATGTCGCGGTCGAGGGTCTGGAAGCGGAACTTCATCTCGCCCGACTTGCCGTGGATAAATTCCCGGGTAGCGATCGGGTGGCGCATCGTTTCGCGCAACGCCGGCCCGAACCACCTGACCGGGACCTTCTCCACCACGTTGGACAGGTTGACGATGTTCTGCAGACTCACCGTCGCCTTGAACCCCATGGCCGCGGCTGCCACGTTGAGCCGGCCCTTGCGGATGAAGGACTCGACGTCCGGGTCGTTGGTGTTCTGGACCTGGATGATCCGGCGGAGCCAGTCCTCGAGCGCTTTCCAGCGGGTCTTACCCATCCGGTTCCACGCCCACTGCATGAACTCGCGGTCGTGCAGGATGCGGAATATCTGCATCGTCGCTTCGCGGTGCGTCAGATCGTGGATCACCTTCGAGACGTGCTGGGTCACCGTCTCGAGGGACGTCGACAGCTCGCCGCCGAAGGACTCGACGCGGGTCTGGACGTGCCCGTGGGGCGTCATCGCCCGAACGTACTTCCCACCGAACAGCGACAGCATCGACTGGCCCTCGCGGGCCTGCTGCTGCGCCTGGCGCGTCCGCTCGGAGTAGACGATCGGGTAGTACCCACCCTCGAACGTCTCGGTAGTGCTCTCGCCTGTCGTCTCGTTGGCGAACGAGCGGCGGAACGGCACCCGCTCCACCTTCGGCGGGGCCACGCCCGTGACCCGCTTCTCGAGCGCCGCGATCTGCGGCCAGAGCGACTCGAGCGTGTCCCAGAGCCCCTGGACGAACGTCCAGTCCTCGATGGTCAGGGTCGAGAGAATCTCCTCGATCACCTCCGGGCCCCACTGCTCGCCGAGACCCATGCCCCCGCGGAGCAGCCGGTCATAGTTGCCGGCGTTGCCCGTGTTGAGCGCAACCACCAGAGCGGTCTGCTTGAGGATCGACCTGCCCAGCCGGCGGATCGGTACCTCCTCGGTCAGGAGATCTTGCTTGCGCTTCTTGCCCAGCTTCTCGAACTGCTGGACCAGGGCCTGGGCGATAGTGGCGGTCATCTCGTTCTCGGCGTTCTGCGCCTCGACGATCGGCTGCCAGATGAGCCGGGTCCACGGCCCGCGGACGTCCCGGCCGTCCAGCCGGTCGATGATCTCCTCCATGCGGAGCAGTTTCGAGTCCCAGGTGTCGACCCACTCGCTGACCGTTTCTCCTATAGTCCTCTGCCGGTCCACCTCGGGATCCCACATCGGCTTCGCCGCGGCCAGGTTGGCGTCGCCGGAGTCGATGAGCTCGCCGACCCCACGGCGGAAGTCTCGGGTGTCCTCGCCGTCGAGTAGTTTCGTCTTGAGCCGGGCCAGCCCCTCGATGTTCTGCAGCGCGTTCCGCAGGTCGCGGAACTCGTCGACCCGCAGCTCCCGGAAATGCTTCTTCGCCCGCTCGGTGAGCTCGACTAGGCGGGGCGTGACGACGACGTCCTCGCCCTCGGCGATCTGCTCGGCCACCCAGTCGCGGAGCCTCTGCCGGCGCTCGGTCGATCGCTTCGACTCCGGCCGTAGTTCGAAGTGCTCGAGGAGCTGGTTGGCCGTCGCCTGGTAGGACCCTCCGGCGATGCCCTGGGTCGGGTCGGCCGTAGCACTGTCGGCCTTGCCGAGCATCTGCTGGGTCGACTTGCCCATCATCCGGCGGGCGTAGCGCAGGGCTCGGTCGGCCTCGAGGCGGGCGTCCCGGGCCTCGCGGTAGAGCGCCAGGTTGACGAGCTGGAGCATCCGCTCCCGGTGGATGGTCTCCGGGTTGGTCGACCTCTGGGCCTTCGTGCCGTGCCGCTGTGCCGCCTGGGCGTAGGCGTAAGGCTGGAGTTCCATGATTGTCTTGCCAGCGATCACCCGGCCGGCGTAGGCCTTGAGCGAGGCGCGGTCGACCATCGAGGCGTTTGCGGCCTCGCCAGGCGCGAGCTGCCGGCGGGCGTGGTCGAGCTCGATCAGGAGCTGCTCGAAGGCCGCCGGCGCCACCACGGCGTCCATCGCCCGCTCGGTCAGGGCCCCGGGGTCGCGCATGATGTCGCCGTAGCGGGCCTCGACCCGGCGCTCGATCTCCTCGTCGAAGGCCTTCTGGTAGTTGGGCGCGCCGGTCAGCTCGGCGATGAGCTCGGCCGCGGAGTCGTACCCCAGCAACTCAGCGAGGGTGCCCGGATCGGTCGCCCGGTCAGCCTGGTTGGTGTAGGGGTGCTGGTTCCCTCGGGCGAGCTGCTTGAGGATCCCGCCGCCGAACTCGTCGATCAGGGCCTGCTTGTCGAGCTTCAGCGACTTCCCGTCGTCGTTCAGGAGCTCGCGCGGGGTCTCGCCCTCGATCATCCGGCCACGCTGCAGGTAGTGGAGCGCGGTCATCAGGCGGGATTCCGCCCAGGCGGTGCGGATCTCGGCGGCCATCAGCTCGCGCCGGCCCGCCACATGCTCGCGGAACTCCTCGGCGTCGGCCAGGGCGGCGACACGCAGGTCGTCCTCGGCCTCCGCAGCCGCCTTCTCCGCGGCCTCGCGGTAGCGCTCCAGCTCGTCGGAGGACATCGTACGGGTCAGTGCCTCGATCGGCTCGAGACGCATCGCGGAACGCGCTGCGGCAATCTCCTGCTCGGTGGCGAGCAGCCGGTCGAACACGTCCTTGATCCGCGGGGAAAGGCTGGCGAGCTTCTCGGCCTGGCCGTAGACGGCGAGCATCAGGGCCCGGATCCGCCCGAAGACGGAGCGCAGGCCCTCGCTGGGCGCCTGGGCTCGACGCAGGTACTCCTCGAAGGATCTGGCGAACTTCTCGTGCTGCGGGGTGTCGATCTGCTCGCGAGTCTTGACCTTCAGGAAGCGCAGCACCTCGGCCCAGTCGGCCTGGAGCTCGGGCGACGCTTCGGGCCGTTCGACCAGATCGGCCATGGCCTCGAGGTAGAAGTGGGCCATCTCGTGGAAGACCGTCGAGGCGTCGGCCGCGTCGGTCAGTGTGATGGTGATTTGCTTCGACACCCGGTCGATGTCGATCCGCCCGCGGTCGTCCTGGTAGAACGCGACGGGGAGCGACACCTGGTCGTCGTTGAACACGACGTAGCCCGGCTCGCCGCTCGTCCGGCCGACGTAGGCCACGCCGCGGATCCCGATGGAGTCGAGGTAGCGGGACGCGGCCTCCTCGGGGTCTTTAAGGTCATGGTCCCGCAGGAACTTCGCGTAGCTATCGCTCGCTATGTTCTCGGGAGCCCCCGGCTGCCTATCCGGGCTCTCGATAAACCACGCCGCCTGCTGTACGAGGATCCGGTAGATCGTGTGGCCGGTGTTGTCGGCCAGTGGCGTCGGCCTCCGCTTCCGCGGTTGCTTCCCATACTCGGGGTCCCACCCAGCCGCCGCGAGTCGCGTGTATGCGTGGTGGTTGGGGTTGTCGATGTCGGGCTTGATGAACTCCCCCTCGGAGTCGATGTCCCCCATCGCACCGTTCCAGTGCAGCATCTCCTCCGGCCCGGGGATCTCGACCTCGGCCACCTGGCCCTCGCGGCCCTGTAGGGTGAGCTCAGGCACCATCTGCCGCCAGACCTCGCGGTTCAGTTTGGCCTCGAAAACGCGGAAGTCGGCGGCCTCGAGACGAGATGGCGAGTGCAACTCTGGCTTGCCGGAAAAGCCGTCGCGAGCCATCTCGGCGTTCATGATCCCGTTATCTGCAACTGCCAGTACCCGTCTCCGCAAGCCCTCGACCGTGACCCCCCGGATAGTCACCTCGCGACCCCAGGCGAACATCAAGTGCCTTGCAGCATGTACGAGGACCACATTCTCCGCTTGCTTCATGTCGTCGGGCAGCTTCGCCCGGATCTCGTCGAGGTCGATCCCGGCGACCAGGTCGACGACAGCCTGCGCGTGGCCCGTGCTGTCGATCAGTCCGGCCTGGAACTCGGCGCCTCGGAAGAATGTGGCGACCCTGCCCTTCCGCTGCATGTCGGCGTCGCGATACCACTGCCCGATCGCCTTGAGCGACGTGAAGTACAGCCCCCAGCCGTAGTTGAGCGTGCTCTCCCCGGACCCGATGAACTTCGTCGAGAAGCGCGGGAACCGCACCCCCGCCCCGTTGTAGGCCCGCTGGCGCTCGCGGAGGATCTCGCCGACCGGGCGGGGGTCGGTGCCGTAGCGCGTGGCCCGCTCCCACAGACGCCGCGACGCCTTGGGCTTCCCCTTGGCCTTGCCGAGCTCGTACAGCGCGAAGATGCCCTTCTCCTGCGCGCTCCAGACCGAAGACGTGTCGATGAGTGCATCGCGGACGATTCCCGCCTGCATCGCCCGCCGCATGGACTCGACCGTCTCCTTGTCGCGGGTGTAGAGGAAGACTTCCACCGCGCCGTACTCCGGCACTCGACCTCGGACCCAGTTGGCGAGCTCCATCGTCTGATCGAGCAGCCCTCGAGGGACCTCCTCGAGTCCCACGACGCGGCCGGCGGCGTCGGCGTAGATCAGCACGACGTCCCGCTCCCCGGTGACGATCTGACTGCCGAGCTCCGCGACGTCCTGTGGGCCTGCACCCCGGTGCGCCCGCAGCTTCGGGTGAGGGATGGCGATGTCCTCGGGTCGCCGCAGGGGGTCGGGCTTGTCGTCCAGGTTGTGGAAGTCGTGCGTCGGCAGGTCGGACTTCAACTCTCCGGTGGGCCCGATCCAGGTGTAGCGGTCGTGGTCGATCACGACGTGACCGCGGGGCTCGACGAGGACGCCGGCGTCGTACAGTTTCGTCAGGTCGTCGAGCTGCTCGCGCACTCCCGGCGGCGCGTCAGGATCTTGCAGGGCCCCCGGCTCGGTCATGATGAAGTTGTCGGGGTCGTGCTCGTGCGGCCTGTAGGGCCAGAAGCGGTCGTCCTCGATCGCCTTCATCAGGCGCTGAACCCGCCGCTTCTGGCCCTTCGGGGCGCCCTCGTTGGCGACGATCTTGATCTGATGGGCCAGGAACTCGACCGTTGCCCGGCGGTTCGCCTTGCGATCGTCCATGCTCGACGTCGGGGTGGCTGATGGGTGGTTGTGCATGAGGTAGAGCTCACGCACACCCCGAGACTTCAGTAGGCGTAGGGCCCTCCGGGCGAGCCGGTGGTAGTACGGGATGAAATCCTCTGCGGACTCCGGGGCCAACCCGATCGCAATCGAGGAGTAGCCGGGCATCCCGCTCGAGCCGGCCTCGGTCGAGACGATCTTCCCGTTCTTATCGATCCAGAAGTGGCGTATTGTCTCGATACGACGGTCGCGGAGGATCGAGGCAAGCGTCGCGAGGTCGCGGGGCGTGATGACGGTCGACCCGACTAGCTCGGCCCCTCGGTCGCGCTCGATCCTGGCAGGGAGGTCTCGGGCGAGGACCCGGACGCCTCCGCGCTGCTCGGGGCCGGCGGGCTCGGCGGCGTCGGGGGTGTCGCCGAAGTCGAGCTCGGCCTGCTGGCCAGGCTCGGCCAGCTCGGTGGCCGGGTGTGTCCCGTGGTTGGCGCCGCTCTTGTTGAGCGGCTTGTCCCAGTCGACGCCCACGCCGAGTTTGCCGGGCCCTACGCTGCTGACGGTCCCTTCGGTTCCTGCGAACCCGGCAACCTCGGTTCCTCGGTAGGTGACGCGATCTCCGGGCTTGAGCTCTCGGGCGGGGCGGGCGGCGAGCTCGCCCTGCTGCTCGGCGGCACTGTCTCTGATCTCGGCAAGGGCGTCGCTGGCTCGCTGCTCCTGGTCGGCGGGGGAGTAGTCGGCTCCGGGCTCTCGGAGTCGGGCGCGCTTGGTGGCCTGCTGCTGTCGCTCCTCGACGGGGAATCGCTCGTCGAGCCGCCGGGCAGCTCGTCGGAGGTCTGCAGCGTGTCCAGCAGAAAACCCTTCATCTGGTCCGCCTTCGAGTGCTGTGAATCCAAAATCGCCGACAGCGCGTCGCGCACTTCTTGTTCTTTTTGCGAGTCCACCGAGAACCTCCTTGGCCTTGGGCAGTTTGCCCCGCTCGAACAGCTCCACGCCCCGCTGAACCGTCGACATCATCAGCTCTGCGAAGTCGTCCGGTTTCACGTCCCCCGGGCCGAACATCCCATAGCGGACCATCTCGAACTTCGATAGCCGGTTTTTCTGGTCGTCCCGCTTCACCGTGAAGCGTAGCGTGCGCGACCAGGCCCAGACGGCGGCCTGGACCTCGGCCGGCTCCCACGCCTCGCCCGTGCGCTGGTGCAGTATCGCGGCGGCCCTCCGGGTGATCCAGGTCAGGGCTAGGTAGTGCGCGCTGAACAGTGCCTGGGGCACGCCCTTGGC